TTCAAGTGAGGCATTACACCAGTTGACTTATCGTCGCTGTTGCGAATACCGAGATGAACACCAACACCACCTCCAAGCATTGAAAGCCAGTTAGTTTCAGATAGGTTATCGACCAAGCCTTCCGCACTATCGTCCATATAGTTAAGGAAACAGCTAATAGGTAACCCACGCTTACTACGCCCAAAAGAAAGAATGGGAGTGCTATAACTAAGCCAATGCTTACTACTATACTCATACAGTCGCTGAGCGTGTTCAGGGTCGCTAGAGAAAGCCTCTGATACAAAGGCAAATCGTTCTTGTGGGCTTTGTTCATCATCCTTCATGTAACTTTCTTTAAGGCGCTGTAGCCCTAATGAATCAAACAGGGCATCGCGGGTTAAATCAATCTTAATTGTCATCCAATAGTTCCTCTAGGTAATCGGCTCGTTCTTCAATCTCATCCATGAAACGGGCAACGATGTCAGAGCTACGCACCTCCAATAGCTCTAACAAAGTCACCTCATCAAGACGCATTAGTTTATCACAAATATCAGGCAGCGTCAGCATATTTTTTCTGTAGGTAGTTCATCGACAAGAACATCTCATCGAACGCCCCATCCTCCACTTCGTTCAACACAACTAATCCTCGCCAGTGACGGTTGCTAAGAGAGTCCATGTAGTCTTCGTCGTGGAGGTAGTAGCTCCCTGCGATGATACCACAGATAGGTTTCCCATCAGCACGTTTCCCGTAGGCAACTTGCTTTCCCTGCTGATGACCAGCGACACAAGACATATGTAACTTATTAACAATAACAGTTGCCGATGACGCTGGTCTGCCCATAACACCCACAGGAAAATAGTGACAAAAGCCAACCCCACCAATAAACACTGGCTTAAGAAATCCATGCACTTCCCAATCTTTCTCATACTCTAGGTCAGCAGTCGAGATTGAACCTTCAAGGATGGGGTTATTAGTCACCGCCCGATCAATTCGATTCTCGTGGTTGCCTAGTGTTAACACCATACGGGGCTTGTAAACCTTCTGTTTGTTAACCTTCTGGCTTGCCTGTAAATCCCGTAGTGGTTTTAACATCTTCTTCATTCCCATCTTGGCGAATGCAATGTCATCCTTGTACCGCTTACCCTCAAAGTATTTACTACCCACCTTATCATGGGTGGACAGAGAGGGCATATCAGCAAAGTCACCGATGTTGACCACCACGTCAGGTCGATAGTCTACGATGGCTTTGCCTGCCCACTCAAGATGTTCAGTTGGGATGCCCGGCTTAACTTGACAGTCAGGTATAACTAAGATTTTCATTCAGAAAATACCTCTCGTGAAGATTTACGATTCCAATAGTCGTCCAACATGATGTCAACATTCTCATACACGCCAACGTAACCACAAGTATCTAAGAATGCCGCAAACTGCCGCATAACATCATGCCACATAGCGTCATCAGGGCAGACATAAAAATGCTCAGTGCTTGACGATACCGACGGGCGTGAACTACTCTTCTTAAAGTGGTAATACTGCTTATCTTCCATGTTAACCTCCATAAATACTAGGGAATTGTTCAGTCAAGATAGCCTTACATTTCTCAGCTACTTCCCTGTGTTCCTTCTGTGTTGCTTCATCACAGCGGATGTCTACATAATGCATCCAACTCCGCAGTGTCCCATTCATATACATCCGACTATAGGTTAACCCTTCAGGCAATACCTTACGAGCAACCTCCTTGGCAATACCGTTGTTCAGTGCTGCTCCATACACCCCACGAGCCTGTGCAATTAAACTACGTTGCATCTCATCCCACCACCGCTGTAGCTCTCTGTCCTGCGTAGGGATGCTGTTCTGCCGATTCTTCTCATCCTGCAACCTAACCTCACTACACTCCATGTCCAGCGCCTCCGCATACCGCTGACTGAACTCTTGGAAGCTGAACGAACGGTGTCGAATAATCTGTCGTGCAATGTCTCGTGTACATTCAATCTCCATGCAAACATTAACCATCTCGAATGGACTCCAATGCTTGTGCTTCATTAGATAACGAAGAAGACGTGGTGCTGTCTCCTTGTTATCCTGATTGCCTGGGTTTGAAACACGAGCCATGTATGCTACCTTCTCCTCTGCATCGGGGGTAACCCACACTAGCTTTACTTTCACTTTTTCATCCTTTCTTTACGCTCTGCGTTTGTCTTATCCTTATGGCATGGTTTGCACAACACCTGTAAGTTTTCAGCCTCACAATAGAGCCTATTCATATAAGTCCACCAGTCTTGGAAGCCTTCCTCTGGTGAGACAACAGGGTCAATATGATCTACCTGAACGTCTCTCGCAATAAAAAAGCCACCACAATTGGCACATAAGTAATGCTCAGCTAACCTACCTGAGCGTTTGTTAATCTTTTTCCCAACCATTGCTGCTTTCAGAGCTTTCCACTTAGGCGGGAAACGCTTCATGTAAGCACGTAACGCTGAGATTATAAACGCCCTAAACCTAGCTTCTGTCCATTCTCCATCGTTATACTTTCTGTTGCTCATACTGATATAACAATTGAGCGAATCCCTCTACGAAACGCTCGTCATGGTCACGCTCACCCATCGTAAACAGGATAGCATGGACTAACTCATGATAGAAGGTAACCTCTCGCTCCTGTCCCTTCAATCGACTGTTGATCATAATCTTGCAATTATCGGGGTTAGATGCACCAAGATCGGGCATATCACTTTCAATAATCTCCCAAGTCATACCCGCTAGCTTAAACTCATTCTTTTTCATTTGGTGGCTCCCACATTTGGTTAGGTTGTCGTCGAAGCCAAAGCAGTCTAGCGTTCTCTAACACCCGTTCTGCCCCCATCGCCTCCACACAACACTGATACAACTCTTGCTCTGTCTTTGCATCGGCAAGCATCTTGGTTGCTTTCACTTCCCCTACACGGTGAATGCCCTTGATATTGTCGGCATTGTCCCCCATTAGGATTTGCTTGTAAAAGAACCGCAACCCTTCCTCTTGTGTGACAAACTTCTTTTCCTTCTTTACAAAGTTGTAATGCCATGTTGGAACCTGCATAAAGTCTTTGTCAATAGATACGATGATTGCTTCGTCACCAAGCTCTGTTGCTCTAATGGCGATGTCATCATCAGCTTCCTGCCCATCACTAACACTCGCAGCCCAAGCCGTTTGTAAATATTCCCGTAGGAGAGGTAGGTGTATAGGCTTTTTAACATCTTTCCTGTTACCTTTGTAAGGTGCTGTTACCGCAATGTCATGTCGATAGTTGCTCTTGCCTGTAAGGAATAATTCATGTCCTTCACAATCGACCAGATCAAACATTAACATATCCTCAAGAAACACCGCCATTGTCTCTATAGCGGTGTTCTCGTGTTCATCGTTGGTAGCAAACCCTACCCGATAGCAAAGAATATCTGCATCGAGTAGAGCAATCATCACAGAAGATCGTCTTCTAAAGCCAGCTCACCTGCATCAGAACCAGAGTAGGTCTTGAACTCGGTGATAACCAACTTCTTCAAACCAGGCGAGATACCCTTCTTCTTCTGATACTGCCACTCCCATGCGTCAACCAACGCGACAGCCTTTGACCCGTTACCCAACATGGAACCGTCTAACAAAGAACCACCATCGTCGTAAGCCATGATGGGACGTGTACTTGTACAAGTAATGAACTTACCCTTACCGTCTTTACTCTTCACGTTAATGCCCATATCTGTCAGGGCTTCGACAGCCTTATCAGATAGGTTGCACAGATCAAGCTGGTACTTACCACTCATCTCGTTTGGCTTTGTCAAGCTTGCCCACATAACGTCTGCTTTGATTTTAACTGCGTTCATATCTAACTCCTTAATGAAAATTGGTAGAATCGCCTTCATCGGCAATCTCATAAAACTTTGAGGTGACGGTAGCCAGAATATCCAGCACCTCCATCTCACTTAAACTCTGGCTAAAGCTGAGGTGTACCTCGCCTTTTGTCTCTGTAATAACGATTACGTTATCGGCATCTCGTAAAACAGTTTCCAGATTCTCTAACTCACGTCTGTTCAATGTGTATCCTTCCAGCTATTGCCTACATGGTACTCTCCTGTTAAGGGGCATCGAAGTTTAAAGTACTCTCCAGCTTCCTTGATAGCTTCTACCGCCATCTTACCTACTCGCTCTGCATCCTCTTGCGGGACTTCAATCTGCCATTCATCGTGTACATTTGCACAGAATGAAGCGTTTATTATACCACAGTTTAACTTCTTTTGCAATATAACTAAAGCTTTTTTCATCACAATTGCACCCGCACCCTGCAACAAAGTGTTCAACGCTGCGTGTTCAGACCGTATCATAAGATGGCGACCATCTAAACCACGCAACCAACCCTTCTTTGCGGCGGGTAACACGACTTCTTCCTTCAAATGCTCTAACGCTGGTGTCTTAGAAAAGAAACGCTCCATGATTCGGTAACCATCTGCTGAACTACCGCCAATAATAGAACCAATCTTAGCTCCACCAGCCCCATACAACAACGCATAAATAAAAGTCTTCGCTTGGTCACGAGTTTGTAAACCAGCAGCTTTCATGTTAACCGTGTGTATGTCTGTCCCGTCATCTTTGTTGCCATTGATAACGGTGTTGATGTACGCCTTGTCCTGCATATAGTGGGCAAGCATACGTAACTCAAGACCACTGGCATCTGCACCGACCAGCTTGTTACCAACCTCGACTGTCCATAACTCTCGACACTCCTTTCCATATTCTGACCCACTACTAGGTACTTGCGCCATGTTAGGGCTATGGTGCGTCATACGCCCCGTCACGGCTCCATTTGTTATCACCCTACCATGCACCCTACCATCAGGCTTAACCACGTCAAACCAACTAGAGACTTGCGAAACACGCTTCTGCAACATCAAATACCGTGCGATAAGCTTTGCTTCTGGTAAATCAATAGATTCAAGCACTTTCTCATTGACAATGGTGCTACCCTTCTCTGTCTCCTGCGTGAACTTAACCCCTAACCCCTGCAATCTTTCTGCGATTTGCTGACGACTGCCTGGATTAAACGGCGTAACTTTGGTCTTGAGTGGCTTGCCCGTCTTCTCGCTGATACGCTCTTCCACAATCGGTGGGAATACAGCTTGCAACTCACCTTCAATATCAGCAACCTCACCGTTAAGCGTAGCCAGTAACGCCCTGCCCTTGTCCTCATCAAACCTAAACCCATGCCTTTCTTGTTTAGCAATTACGGCAGCAACCTCGTGTTCAAGTTGCACACTTTCACCCCAATCAGCCAACTCATTGTCCAATAACTTGTACAAGTCAACTGTTACTGCCACGTCCTGCTTACAATAAAACCGATTGAGGCTATCATGTGGAGCATCATAAGGATCAGTAGAAGTCTTATCATATGGAACTCCATTTATCCAATGCCATATCCGACTGTACTCAACCTTCCGATTCCCTAGTCTCTTCCCCCATGCGTCTAAACTGTGACCCCCTTCGATGGAGGGATTGAGCAGCCTTGACATTATCAAGGTATCTCTCACTTTCTTCAATCCAATCTTCGTTCCCCAAAGCCTGTTGAGCACTGGCGCATCGAAGCCGATCAAGTTGTGTCCTATCAGCTTGTCTGCTTTGTTTATCAAGGGTATGAGCGTATCTGGTGTTGTGTGACATACGTATTCGTTTGTGTCTGAGTTATGGGTATAGCACAACCATATCTGGCTATGCTTGCTATCTGTCTCGATGTCGAGAACTAAGTCCATCACTTTCCTTTCGCAAGTTCAATCTCCACTAGTTTAGCATAACCACCCACATCGTGCCAACTGTCGTCGTAGAATGGGTCACCATTAACTATACGGGCTAACTTGTTGGCAATCAAGTCCAAGCTCTCCTGCATATAGGGTTCCATACCATTCCAACTTTCGCCTCCACGCATAACATCCTTTAACCACTGGGCTGTGGTTGAAACCTTTCTATACTCCCCGTAGCGTGTCTCTCGTGCGCCTAGTGTTTCTGTTACATCTTTCATTTATCACCTCCAAAACCAAATGGACATTTCTTAATAGACTTCTTTTCTTCTAACAGTTTAAGATACTTGCGAAACCTATTTCTAGTACCGTAATATGGTAATGCTGTTCTCTTTTCATACTCTTCAAGTGACACAACTTCATACTCATATACAATAGGTCTGTCTGTTATAGGGATGATATGCACAAGTGGTTCATTTAACTCTATCAGGTATTCATGCTCTGCTTCTTTCCTCTCAAAAAACAGATTGACGTTTAACTCGGATAACCGTTTAAATCTGGTGAATCCTGATGGTGTTATAACCTCACTATTTTCTTTGTGCCAAAAAGGGTCTATAAGTAAAAACTGTATGTCTTCAGAACAAGTTATACCCCAAGGTGTTAAAAATTTTATATGCTGCTGTTCTTTCTCATCCCTGTATGTTCCTTTCTGTGATTGTGCGTGTTCTTCCGCTAGTGTTTTACCATCAACTGCAAACCAAGAGTACCCTAAACTTCCTTTCGGAGCTACTTTAACCCTTATCTCGCTCCAAGCAGGAATCATTATACCATGTCTGTATAAATCAAGAAAGCCAATACAGTTTTTCATATCGATTTTATCATTTTTAGCATTCTTGATTGCTAAGTCTTTCCACCAATCAGGAAAAAACTTAGTTGCCCTTTCAGGTTTTGACATCGCCAAGTATTCTTCTGAATGTGTGAAAATAGTAACAACGATTGGTTTCTTTTTCCAAAACATCAATACATCCCTTCCAAGTTTGGTTTGCGATAACGCTCACCTTTTTTAATCTTGCCGTTGTCGTCGAACTCAGGAAAACCCTTGTAGTTAAACTTAGACCAATTACTGTCGTTAACCTCTTGACAAGCAGCCACTATATCCATCTTAGCGCAGTGAGCGACACCGACTGCCGTAACCACCTGATCTGCTAATGAGTCAAGAAGCTCCTTACGATCTACTAATGAGTCAATTGTCCGCTCCCCAGATTTTAAATCATCAGCATAATCAGACAGCGCATTGATAGCATCCCTCAAAGATTTATCGTAGTCCCATTCAATGTTCAAAGCATCAATCATCTCAACGAATTCTTCAATATGGCATCCTAGCTGAACATCAAAGTCTCGATGCTTTACCTCAGGTCTAGCGCGTTTGTGCCACAGGGTGATGTTGTCAATCATTCTCTTTCCTTCGTTTAGGTAAGGGTGTCCAGCCAATCCAGAACCCATCTTCAATTATAGCAGGGGATAACAATCCGTGGGAAGCTACGCCATAAATACTTAGTAGCTGTAGCTTAACCCCATGCGGTGCTGTTTCTATCGGTCGCCAGTAGTAGTCGTGGTCAACGTAGGCAGTCCCGTCACCACTAACTTTGTCGGTCATGTGTTCTTTTCCTTTAGTTTGGCTTCGATGGCTTCAAAGACTTCATTGTCTTCTTTGTTATCAAGCCATGAACTAAAAAATCGCTTCTCCTCATCCGTCAGCCCAACCCATTCACGTTTTTTCTTTCCATCATAAAACCCACTCATGTAAGCGATGGTTAAATCGTCCTGCTCTTGCTTATCAGTCAAAACGGAGCCTCCTCTGCTGTAGTTACAATGTGGTTACAACGAATGCGGTGGGCTAGTTTCTGCACCCACTCAGGCTTGATGCCAAAGGGGTTGATGCAGATGCCCTGCTTGTTGTACCCGTACTGCTCAATTATTTCAAGTTTAACCATAATCCCACCTGTGCGAATGCGTAGCCAATCCATATCATACCGTTAGCGCCTTCACCCTTAGCCCATTGGAGCACCCCGACTGTTAGGTAACCCAAGCCCGTAGCGCCTACGATTACCTGCTCAATCATAGGTCATCATCCTCCATCAAGTTAATTGATTCCGACAGTATACCATTTTTCTGGTTATATTGCAAGCCGAATTTAATTCCAGTTGCTCGACCAGTAAACCGATCTTTCAAAACCCTGAATGTCGTTGTCTGCCGCTTAATAGGATCAGAGTGTTGTTTGTTACGCTCCAATCCAAACATATAGTGACTCCAACGTGCAATAGCCCGACTACCCGTGAAATGCTTTTCCATAACTCGACCGCCTTCTTCATGGCTCTTCCCCTCTGGCGTGGTAAGGTGACTAATGAAGTGGATGATGATGCCAAGCTCCTGCGCCAACGATGCCATGTCTGCCATGATGCCGTCAAGTGCTCTCCTCTCATCCTGCTCATTCGCTGACAGGGCAGTTAGGTGATCAAGGTAGATGTGGTCAATGTCATAAGCCTTGTTAAAGAACTTAATGATGTTCTTGATCGTCTTCCACCCCATCGCACCAAAATGCTCCATCATGTACAACTGCTCACGCGCTTCCAACCTATCCACGCTAGCTTCGTACTCTTCCCTTGTCCAGCCTGAATCAGGCACATGGTAAAGCTTCTGATCAAGCTTGCCCATCACGCGCTGACTAGTCTCAACCACGTTCTGCTCTAGGTAGATAACACCAACCCTCTTACCCAGCTTCTCTATGTCATAGGCAATCTGCTGCGTGAACACGTCAGTCTTACCAACGCCAACACCCGCACCGAAAGCATACAACTCTCCCTTCCTGCGTCCATAGGTCAGATCAGTCAACGTCTCAAAGCACCACGGCACACCGGGCTCAGGCGGTGTCAATAGCCTTTGCTTAATGTCAGTAATGGTGACGATACCCTCTGGCTTGTACGCCTCAGCATCGTTCCAACCTCGCGCAAAGAATGGTTCTCCACGGCGAGATAGGAACTCACTAGCATCCTTATAGTCATCGTTGTACCTGAACGTTGCCGCCTTAGCACCAAACAACTCGACAACCTTTTTAGCCGCCTCCCTGCCTGGCTCATCGTTATCGAAGCAGACAATCAACTTGTCGAACGAATCCAAATACTCAAACGCTGCCTTACAGTCGCTCAGTGCAGATTGTGCGCCTGATCTGATTGATACGGCAGGTGCTGACGTCATCTGGTACACGCTCATGGCGTCGAACTCGCCCTCAGTAATGGTGATAACAGAACCACCTTTAGTGAAAGCTGACTGACCAAACAGAGTAGCTGA